TAAGCCCCGGCGTATACTTCCAAAGATAGGAAGGAACACGAAGCGAACCCCCCTTCTGCTACTGGTGCTGTCTCATATTGAGGCAGCTCGTAGCCAACCACCTACATTTCAGGCGGGCGTTAGCCCGGCTAGGAGAGTAGGAAACCTCAGCACGCATGCCATCAGTTCGCAAAGTTGCTAACATGCCCTCGTAATCAACGGGGGCAACTTGAAGTGTCTTTATGGACACCATGGGTGTTAGCACCTCTTCTACTTGGAATCTACGATTCCAACGAGTAGATGCGGACCGATACGTATGTACGGTCGTGGGTGGCCAATGATATTGGCTACCCTCCCTGTAAGTGATGAACTTATGGGGAACTCTATGTAAGAGACGATCGTATAGGATGGTCATCCACGCATCACGCGTGGAGTACATCCCGGTATTGTGCAATGCACGAGCAACGACTTGACAGCCAGGAATGTCATTGACACCCAGGCGCATCAAATTGCCACGGAAGTAACTAACCGTGACATCGAAGCTTGTGCATCCGTCGCCACCTAGCAACAGGAGATCGGTCCCGCAGGTCTCACGAAAGAAACCTGCGGAACATGACTTCGAATCATTAGGTATAAGGCCAGACTTCTTAAGTCCCGACATAACATATTTAAAGTTGTGCCGGGAGATAATGATGTCATCGCCATATATGCTAAGATAGGCATTACGTTTCTCACTGAATCGGTCCACCACTAAATAGTGGAGGAGAGCTTCAATAGGAAAACATAATGCGCTACCCATGGGGGCGAAGGAGCGTATAGGAACGGTTGTCAAACCGTCACTAATAAATCGCGACCTAAGTGCGAACAACAGAACACGCCAGTCATGGGGAAGAATATTCCACATGAGACGACGAGAAACCATATCTGAGGCATCCGATAAATCTATCGTAGCACAGTTATAGAGCCCTCGATGGAGATGTTGAGTATGACGTTCTTGCGAACGGAACTCAATAACTCCGCGTGAATTTGTGTGCAGCCTCTCCATAAGGAGGGGAAGGACACTCTGTTGTAAGTACTGCATGGAACACGGCTCGCATGAAATAACTCTATTCTTTCTTATGTCCTTAGGGACCTCAACATACCTTGTAATGGGATGTGAGTGAAAGATGAGCTGTTTCTTGCTACGCAGCACATGGTTTTCATTGAAAAACAGTAGCTTGAAGCCACCAATAGCTGACGTTTGGAAGAAGAAATCTTCTAACTTCCATTTGTCGATACCGGTATAGCTCTCAGCGACTGCTCCCGGGCCATGACGGCCGGGGAGATCAATGATAGAATCTGGGCATTTCCCGAGTAATCTTGCGCAATGATTTCTCATTGCTGTAAGATCATCGGAGGTAAGTTGGTGCGGCTTGCTCGTTGACAAACGAGCGAGAGATGCAGACTTAACACTCCTGTGGGGAGAGATGCCTGTACTTTTCCAAAAGAGTCGGTAGCACTGCCTAAGGTCTCGAACGAGACCTGGCATTGCGTCCGGGGAGAAATTAAGTCCGCAAAGACTAATCTCACATCCGGATCCGCTCCAATGGAGTAGAGCAGATTCATACTGAGTAACAAGCTCAATAGCTTGATTAAGTTCAGTACCATATAAACAACCTTTGAAAATAGTTCTGAGTGAACTATAGACAGGTTTTAACATACGTTGAGACAGAGGATATTTAGCCCTCAAATCTCTCAACATGCTCGTAACTAGCCCGTGTATGGGACAGGTTTCATCTCGCGAAGCGAGGCATTGTTTAGAACGATGCATATGATTTCCTTTCTAGCGACTATATGTCACTCATTCAATTAATAGTTGATACCATCGATCAGACGTTTTACGTTATCAGTTATGTTAACGTAACCCGCTGAGTAGGCCCACAAGTCTCTTATCACCGTGTCAGTTATAGAACTGTGACGGGGAACAGAGAGTTGTATTGATACAACAGCAGTAGCTGCAACACCGTTAGCGTCGATAAAGGTCTGATAGGCCTTAACGACGTGACGGTCAGTTCCTGGTTGTCCAGCTGGCTTAACAGTATGTTCAATACTGAGACCAAGTGGAGTGACCAGACTTGTATCAGGGTCAATGTATTTTGTAAGACCTTTTGATTGGTCTTGCAATACGAAGGTATTATCGACAGCGGAGCTGTCGGCGATGATAATTGAATTTGTAGGCATATAGCCTCCTTTAATGTAGGTTTATGTGATTGGTAGGATAGGGACTTAATCATCTACGACGATTAAGAAGAACCTGTCCTCCTTTGACCATTTGATTAACCGTAAGCCCGGTAAGTTCGAGAGAATCAAGAACTGAGACGGACGTCCAATCGATTGGTGAGCGGGTGTACCTTTTTACAGGTACATGATGCCAACCAACCGGAACATACGGGTAGATGTATACTGAAGGACCAATGTAAACTGGAAGTTTACGTACTCCTTCTGTTATTGTAGTGATGTACATCTCATGTATCACGGTAGAGGATCTATTGAATAGGCCGTTAACGACGTCATTTTCTAGACGTTCGATAGCGCTACCTATATCATAGAACCAATCTACGATAAATGAGAAGGGAACAAGTTCCCAAGCAGTCGATGCAATATTGGTAAAACCGAAATATCGTAAAATTTGATACGTTATATCGGCGTCCTCTAATGCGTATTGACCGCTGCACACAGCAGTAACTATACACCTAGTAGTACCTTCGTAACCATTCCCACACGACACTAAGGGTGCCATCTTACGAACATTAAACTTAGACATCGCGTTTCTACGTGATAGTTTAAGCATATGTTTTTCGACGGCAGAGGCGACATCGAGAGCGGCAATAATGTCGCGATATAGGGTTAATCCCCCATATTCGATGCCAAGATCCGCCTTAGAGGCAGACTTAAGCCTACTTAGTGGAGTCGAGCGAGAGAAAGTAGATTTTATGTTTTTGAGAATATCAAAGAAATTCTTTGATAACTTCTTCAACGAACCTACTTCCACAATGGTAGCAAGACCTATGAGACCGAATTCGATACCTCCCGAGAGGTCGGAGAGAACGGATAATATTAATTCGTTCTCGTTGACCACACCGTGAGATATAGGCCCAAAATAGGCTCCGAATCCGGATGACGGTTTATGCAGATTAGGACAATCAATGCTGTTAATTACATATTCATAATTACCAGAAATGATAGGGTCCGTATTCTGATGAAACCGTGCTTCATCCGTTTTGTATGAAGTATG